TATCTGGTTCAAGCCAACAGCATCGCTGCTGGTTCGTTCAAGATCACTGTGGCGAACGTTGGTTCGACCGCTAGCGAGGCCATTGTGCTGAGCTTTGTGGCCTTGAAGGGCGCTAGCTCCTGATGGGTCTCTTCGCCTTTAGGCGGATGAAGGAACGTGAGGCTGCTGCTCAGGCGGCAGTCTCCGTCCCTGATAAGCCGACCAAAAAGACTTCTACTGTGACGCCCGATGGCAGTAACAATCGACGCAACAGCGGGCGGCGCAAACGCCAACAGCTACATAACGCTGACTGAGGCGAACACCTTTGTTGAAGCCATGATTGAGTCCACTGATGTGGACAAGTGGACGACAGGCACTGACGATTCACGAAACCGTGCTTTGACAGCTGCGGCTGAGCGTCTGGATCGCGAAAGATTTTTGGGCGCACGCGCCACCGACACGCAAGCAAGGCAATGGCCTCGCACTGGTGTGCGGAAGCCCGATACCTATGTCAATACATACGCGACAGGTTTCCCCTTCCGCATCTCTGAGGATTACTTCACTGACACTGAGATCCCTGATCAGGTGAAGCGGGCTCAGATTGAACTTGCCGTCTACCTCAAAAACAACACGGATGGAATCAGCCTCAGCGGATTAAATGACTACAAGAGCGTGTCTATTGGCAGCATCAGCGTGACTCCTGATAAAGCAGGTGCTGTTGGGGCCGATCATGTGCCGCCGATGTTTGAAAGGTACTTGACGGGTCTTAGAATCAGTGGACCAGGCAACATCGCCATTAAACGGAGCTGATCATGGGCTACGGATTTGAGCCGACAAAGGCCACGATCATCACCGACACTGCCACCCATACGGCAAAGTTCGTCAAGCTGATGGCGCTTGAGGATTCTGTGATTCATACCCTCACTGGTGAGGGGATTGACGAGAATCTGGCTGGCGGCGATGCAACCGCTATTAACTTCAATACATCAGCGTGCATTGAAGGGATCGTGATGACCTCCGTGAAGCTGACATCAGGGACTGTTGTTGGCTATATCGCCTGATGGGTCTTGCACAGTCGCTAGAGAAGGTCGCAAGCAACGTCATTGATGCCCTGGGCGCTGACGTGACGATCCGTTATGTCACAGCTGGCACCTACAACACCACAACTGGCGCGATCACTGAGACGACCAGCGACACCGCTATCAAAGGTGTCGTTGAGGCCATCTCGCAGCGAGAAGTGAACGATCTGGTGCAGGCAAGCGACAAACGCTTAATCGTCGCGGCCAAGGAGCTTGCAACGGCTCCTGAGACTAAGGATCGCGTGGTTATCAGCAGTGTCGTCCATCAGATCATTCAGGTCCAGACGATTGATCAGGACAACACGGCAATCACCTACGAGCTAGTTCTGAGGGCATAACGATGGCGCGTGGCATCCCTATTGATGGCATCGCGGATTTCCTAGAAGGAGAAATAAACGAGATTGTCCGAGAGACAACGATTGACCTGCATAGCAAGCTGCAGACTTACAAGGCTCTGAACCGAGGAGGTTACGGGACTCCTGCTGATACAGGTGAGCTGATTAAAAAATGGCAGATGACCATGGACAACCCAAAGCAAGGTCGCGTGTTTAACGACCAGGACTATGCAGAGCCAGTCATTGACGGCAAAAACCTGCCACGGTCTTGGGGCGGCAAATACAGAACAAAACAGGGCACCGTGCCTGGCTACCCAGACTCGATTGCCAAAGAGGTGGCAGAAAAGAGCGTGCCTAAAATCATCAATGAAGTCAGGCGGAGACGTGGTTAATGGCAGCTGCAGACCTGAACTCCATCCGCGCCACCATTGAAGGACGCCTCGCTACCGAGCTTGCTAATAGCCCTGCCATCCCTGTTGTGTTCGGGAACATGGCTTATGAGCCGACCCCAGGCAGCTCATGGGTGCAGTGTCTAGTCGCTTTCAGCAACAATGAGTACCTGAGCCACGGTCTCACAACTAACTCGCGCAATCGCATCACTGGACTGATGCTGATTAACCTCTTCACCGCGAAAGGTGTCGGCCCAGGCGCAAATTATGTGATTGGTAAGCGAGTTCGAGACCTTTACAATAGGGTCATTGTGTCGGGGGTTTACTTCGACGCTCCCATTGGCCCAGAGGTACTGGCTTCCCCAGCTCCCGAAGGCTATTTTCAAACACAGGTCCGTGTGACCTTTGAATTCATCGAGGAACTCTGACCATGGCCGTCCTTCGCGGAGAACAAGGCGCAGTCCAATTTGACGCCGCTGGCTCAAGCAATGCCACCATCGTTGGCACCCGTAGCTGGAGCCTTTCAACCACCAAAGAAACCTTGGATGTTTCTAAGCACGGAGACACCTTCCGTAGTTTCGTTGGCAGCATGATTAGCGGCTCTGGCACTGTTGAGCTGGTTTACGACCCCGACGCCACCGGACAAGCTGCCTTCCTTGAAGACGTTCTGACGACTGCAGACCCTGCAGATGCAACGTTCGAACTGTTCACGACTGGCACCAGTTCTGGCACTGACTCTGTGAGCTTCGCTGGAATCATTACTGACATGGAAATCACAGCCACTGTTGGTGAGATTGACATCGTGACCTGCAATTTCGTCACCAGCGGCACCATCACCGGCAACCTTCAGTGATGAAGCTATAGTTAAAACGTATTGTTTTAACTCTAGATGCCTGCTTCTAAGCGATTTGTGGATGAGCTGGTTGAGGCTTTTGACCTTAACCAGCGCCGCAAATTTGTCTTAACGCTCCCGTCAGGGGCAACTCGTGAGTTGTACTTTCGGCCAATCACCCGAGCCGATCGCAAGAAAGCGCAACAACTGGCAGGGAGTGACGAGGCTTTAGATCTGAGCACCCAGATGCTTTGTCAAATGGCAGAGCTGGAAGACGGCAGCAAGCCTTTAGCTTCCGCTGACGCAGCAAAACTGCAGCGCGGCCTGCCCGAAACAGTCCTGAATGAAATTGAGCTTTTCCTATTTGGGCTCAGCAGTGACGCTGATCTGGACGAAGCAAAAAACGACTGAGGCAGGACAAGTGGGCTTTTTTTGAGTTCTTTTTGGCCTGCGAACTCGGGATGACAATCAGCAGGCTTCGCACGGAGTTAACCGATGCGGAGCTTGTCCATTTTGCTGCTTACTACGAAGTGAAAGCGGAGCAGGAGGAAAAAGCAATGAAGCGCGCGAAGCATATGCGGCGGTAGAATCGGCTTATTGCTAGATCGTCGTGGCAGTATCTTCAGTTGATTTAATCGTCAACGCTGTCAAGGCGATCAACCCGCTGCGTCAAGTCAACAAAGAGAGCGTCAAGTTAGGGCAGTCAATGACACGCACGCAGCGTGTGATGAGAAATCTCGGAGTTGTTGGCGCTCGCGCAACTAGAAAGCTTAAAGACGGGTTCGATCGTGCAGCCCGTGGCGCACGAGCACTGGCGCAAAAAGTAGGTGGCCTAAGGGGAGCACTTGTTGGGCTGGGTCTCGGGGCAGTAACCAAAAGCTTTGTTGATCAGGCCGCTCAGTTCAGCCAAACACAAATCAGGCTCCGAGCGTTAGCGGGTGAGTACGGAGAATATGACCAAGTTCAAAAACTTATTGCAAAAAATGCCAAAACATTCAATTTGTCGCTTGCAGAGTCGGCAAGTCAGTTCGCAGACATCTTTGCCCGTTTGCGTCCTGTAGGCAAATCTCTAGACGAGATCCAGACGACGTTCGAGGGCTTTAATGCAGTCGCGATCGTAAGCGGCACGTCTGCAGCCGGCGCATCAGCCGCTTTCTTGCAGCTGAGTCAGGCCCTAGGCTCAGGCCGTTTGCAAGGCGATGAGTTCCGATCCGTCTCTGAACAGCTGCCAGGCATCCTGAAACTGGTCGCGGATCAGATGAAGGTCAATGTTGCCGACCTCAAAAAACTAGGCAGCGAAGGTGCAATTACCGCCGACATTCTTATTAATGCACTTGCAAAAGGCTTTGATGAAAATGCGGACAAAATTCAGGCAATTTTAGAGCAGTCGCCTGCAGCAAAATTTAAGGCGTTTAGGAATGCCACGTCAGAACTGAGCACCGCTATAGGCACAGAACTGTTGCCTGTAATTACTCCATTAGCGGAGAAAGCTACAGACCTGCTGAAAAGTGCTGGAGGTCTTCCAACACCCCTAAAACAGGCTGCCGGTGGGGTTTTGTTGTTAGGCGCAGCTGCAGCGATTGCATTGCCAGCAATCGGTGGGTTGGCTCTGACCATTAACTCTATGGGCGCGGCTCAACTTGCTGCGTTAGGTGCAATCGTTGGAAAACTCGTGTTAATCGGTGGGACAGGCGCACTTATTGTTGAGCTGAGCAAAAGTGTCACAGAGTTTCAGGATCTTATTGACACAGGATCAATAGAAGACCTTGAAGCAGAAGCTAATCGATTAGAGTCGGCAATCAAAGGCTTAGAGAAGCCCGTAACTGTTGGTGGTCAAAAGCTTGAAGGGATGGGCGTCAGCGCATCTGTAGCCACGCAAGAACTAACAGAGCTGGAATCAAAACTAAATCGAGTTCGTAAAGCCCTGGCGCAACGTGTTGATACCCAGCCTGAGCAGGGAGCTTTCGACTTTGCAGCGATACAGGCCGCAATCAAAGAAGCCGAAACGCCGACAAAGAAAAAGCCCAAAGAAGAGACTGAGGCTGAGCGGATCGCACGTCTGGCCCAGGAGGCAGCAACAAAACAAATCGCAACTTTGAAAGAGAGGTCGAGGCTCGCCACCGCATTAACCGAGCAAGAAGAGCAAATGCTCAATTTCCAGCTGCAGATAGAGCGAGCTGAAGCTAACAGAGCGATTGTTGGCGATGACATTACTAATGATTTGATTGAGCAAATCAGGCAGACATATGGGCAGGTTCAGTTGCAGCAGACATTAAAAGACCTAGCTAGAGACCGAAACGAAGAGGAAAAGAAAATCACAGAGCAGTTAACTGAAGTCGACAAGATGTATCAACAAATAGGTCAGTCGATTAGCTCAGGAATCGTTGATTCTCTTATGCGTGCAAGGAGCGCAACGGAGGCGCTCTCTGGTGTTCTCAATAGTGTTGTCAGGCAGATGATGCAGTTAGGCGTCAACTCACTGCTTAATGCTGTTTTCCCTGGCAGCAGTTTGTTTTCAGCTTTGCCAAGATTTGCGGATGGTGGTCGCCCGCCGGTAGGACGCCCCTCAATAGTCGGCGAGAGAGGGCCTGAGTTATTTGTTCCCGATCGCGCCGGAACGATTATTCCAAGCGGTGCGATGGGTGCAGCTAATGTGACGGTGAACGTCGATGCTTCTGGTTCATCTGTAGAGGGCAATGCAGATCAAGCCTCGCAACTAGGCAAAGCAATTGGTCTTGCTGTGCAGTCAGAACTCATTAAACAAAAACGCCCTGGCGGTCTCCTCGCAATCTAATGGCTACTTTTCCGTCAATCACGCCGACCTACGGCATCCAAAAGCGCAGCGCACCAAACACTCGCTCTGTGCGCTACGGAGACGGATTTGAAAGCCGTTTCACGATGGGCCTTAATCAAAACCCCAAGACCTATAACCTAACCTTTGAAGTGTCAGAGACTGACGCTGACACCATTGAAACATTCTTGGATGCCAGAGCGGCTGATGCTGCCAGTTTTGATTTCACACCCCCAGGGGAAGGCAGCAGCTCTAAATTCATCTGCCCGCAGTGGACTAAATCAATTCCATATCTAAATCGCGCCACAATTCAGGCAACGTTTATCGAAAAATTTGAACCGTAATGGCAGTTGCAGCATGGGCCGCTAGTACCGCGTTTTCTGTCGGTGACATCCGACGCGCCAGCGTTGAGCAGCCGTCTGGCTTGTTCTTCCGTTGCTCTACGGCTGGAACGTCAGCAAGCTCGGAGCCTGGCTGGCCGAACATGGTTGGCGATACGGTCACAGACGGGACGTGTGTTTGGACTGCTATCGCGTCGGCTTATGAGGAGCTGGCAAAGATTAACCCCAGCGCAATTATTGAGCTGTTTGAGTTAAGGCTGGATTCAACGTTGCACGGCAGCAGTGACGTTTATCGCTTCCATGCCGGGGCAAACGCTGCTGTCAGCGGCAACATTGTTTTTAACAGCCAGACATACACTCGCATCCCGATTAAGGCTGATGGGTTTGAGTACAGCAACACCGGCACGCTGCCACGTCCGACGCTATCCATTAGCAACCACGACACCACCATGACCACGCTGCTTTTGCTGGTCAATGCCACAACCGCAGGCAATGATCTTGGCGGTGCAGAGGTGCGCCGCATCAGGACGCTAAAGAAGTACCTAGACGGTGAGAGTGCAGCTGACCCAAATGCGCGTTGGCCTGAAGAGCGGTGGTTCGTGGATCGGAAAGCTAGTGAGTCACGCGACAGTGTGACGTTTGAGCTAGCCAGCAAGTTCGACTTGGCGGGGCAGAAGATTCCGAAGCGGCAGGTCATTGCCAACGTTTGCCAGTGGAAGTACCGCAGCAGCGAGTGCAGCTACACCGGCAGCAACTACTTTGACGTAAACGGCAACAGCGTCAGCACGTTGGCTGAAGATGTTTGCGGCAAGCGTGTCGCCAGCTGCAAGCTGCGGTTTGGCGATACAGCAGAGCTGCCGTTTGGATCGTTCCCTGGTGCTGGTCTGACCCAGTGATGCAGCTGTCAGACGAGTTGCGAGCTGAGATCTTGCAACACGCAAAGGCTGAGACGCCAAAAGAGTGTTGCGGCTTAGTCGCTGTGGTTAAGGGGCGGCATCGGTATTTCCCGTGCCAGAACATTGCAGACACCCCTGATGAGCACTTTGTTCTTAGCGGTTGGGACGAAGTAGAGGACCAGGGCGAGGTGGTGGCGATTGTTCATAGCCATCCAAAGACCAACCCAGAGCCGTCAACAGCTGATCGCGTTGCCTGCGAAAAGTCAGAGCTGCCATGGTTCGTCGTCAACCCAAACACTGAAGGTTGGGGCTACTGCGAGCCGACAGGCTTTCAGCTGCCGTATGTAGGGCGTGAGTTCGTGTTTGGCGTTGTGGACTGCTACACGCTTGTGCGGGATTGGTACGCAAGGGAGTACGGCATCAAGTTGCGGGACTATGACCGCAGGGACAAGTTTTGGGACCGTGGCGAAAGCTTGTATATGGACAACTTTGCTGCGGAAGGTTTTCGCAAGATCGCGGTTGAGGAGGTGCAGCGTGGTGACTTGATCTTGATGAATCTAGTTTCACCGTTGCCAAACCACGCAGCGATCTATTTGGGCGATCAACAGGTGCTGCATCATGTGCAGGGGAGGCTCTCTAGTCGCGATGTTTTCGGCGGCTACTATGGCAAGAGCACCGCCTGCGCCTTGAGGCATGAAAGTCGTTAAGGTCTACGGCGCATTACGGAAACGGCTTGGTCAATGCCGGTTTGAGCTAGACGTTGCAACACCAGCGCAGGCGATCAAAGCACTGTGCGTGAATTTCCCGGGGCTTGAGAAGTGGTTGATTGATAGCGAGAGCGATGGTGTTGGCTATCGCGTGGCAGTCAGCAGAGAAAAAATAACTGAGACGAACGTTGCCCCTTTGCTGATGCCGTTCAGCGACCTAGAAGTATTCAGCATCACACCCGTGATCGCTGGTGCAGGCCGAGGCTCTGGCACAATTTTTTTAGGGGCTGCTCTGATTGGTGCGTCCTTTTTGTTCCCTGGCGCTGGTTTATTTGGAACAACAGGTTTGTTCGGAGCGGGTCAGGCTGCTGTTGGTGTTTCATCTACTGCTGTGCTGAATGCTGCCGCTGTTGGCACAGCGTTTTCTGCTATCGGCGCAGGATTGGTTCTTACTGGAATTGCTCAGGCTTTATCGCCTCAACCTGAACTGAACAGCACGCTTGACGAATCTGTTCAGCTTGAGTCATTTACTTTTTCAAACGTTGTAAACACTCAAAAACAAGGAATGCCCGTGCCGATCGCTTACGGGCGTTTGTTTGTTGGATCAGCTGTGCTATCCAGCGGCTTAGATGTTGATCAGGTGCAGGCATGACTAAGACCAAATACATTCAAGGCGCTGGCGGTGGCGGCGGCAAAGGTGGCGGTGGTGGCAATCGCACACCTACCGAGGCGGATGACACTCTGCAGTCCGTACAGTTTGCCAACGTTCTCGACCTAATCAGTGAAGGCGAGATTCAAGGCTTAGAGGATGGCAACAAAAGCATTTTTCTAGACGACACAGCTGTTCAGAACTCAGACGGAACTAACAACTTTGCTGGTTACACCGTTGTCACCCGTACTGGTACGCAGGCGCAGAACCATATTCCTGGTCCGTTTAATGCTGTAGAACGGGAAACTTCAGTTGGCATTGAGGTTACAAACAGCTCACCTGTCACTCGCAGCATTTCAGACACAGATGTTGATCGCGTGCGTGTCACGCTGACCGTCCCGTCACTGCAGATTCTTGAGGATGATGGTGATGTTGTCGGCCATAGCGTCAACATTAAGATTCAGATTCGGTACAACGGCGGTGAATATAACGACGTTATTAACGACACGATCAGCGGCAAAAGCAGCAACCGCTATCAGCGCGATTATCTGATTGACTTCACTGGCAGCCATCCTGTTGACGTTCGGATGGTGCGCGTTAGCGCAGATGAGACCAGTCAAAAACGAGCAAGCACAACAATCTTTCAGAGCTTTACCGAGATTATTGATGACAAGTTTAGTTATCCAAACTCCGCGCTTGTCGCTCTGCGTTTTGACTCGCGCCAGTTCAGCAACATCCCCTCTCGCAAATATCTGATTCGTGGAATAAAGGTCAAGATTCCAAGTAACGCGACGGTAGATACGACCACGCATCTGGGGCGGTTAACGTATTCCGGCATTTGGGACGGCACGTTCCAGGCTGCTACTTGGTGTTCAGATCCCGCGTGGATACTTTATGACCTGTTGATTTCCGAGAGGTACGGGGCTGGTGTGCCTGAAAGCACGCTTGATAAGTACGACTTCTTCGCAGTAAGCCAGTACTGCAATGCTCTTGTTTCAGATGGTGCAGGCGGCCAAGAGCCGCGTTTCAGCTGCAACATGCTGATTAACCAGCGTGACGAGGTTTACAACGTCATCCAACAGATGACAGCCATCTTCCGTGGGATTTCGTACTACAGCGCCGGATCTCTGACTCTGCTGCAAGACAGACCAGCTGACCCTCAATACCTAATTGGGCAGAGCAACGTCATCGGCGGCACGTTTCAGTATTCAGGAACTTCTCAAAAAGCACGCCACACTGTCGCTGTTGTTGCTTGGCAGTCCTACGACACCCGTGGCGATCAGGAGTATGAATACGTTGAGGATCATGCTGCTGTTGCCAAGTACGGCATCATCAAAAAGGACATTAAGGCCATTGGTTGTTACAGCCAAGGCCAAGCGCATCGAATCGGTAAGTGGGCGCTGCTGTCTGAACAGAACTTGACTGAAACTTGTCAGTTCAGTGTTGCGCTGGAAAGCGGCATTGTTCTGCGCCCTGGAATGGTCATTGACATTGCCGATCCAGTGCGTGCTGGAGAGCGTCGTTCTGGTCGCATTAAATCTGCAACTACAACGCAGATCACAGCAGACAGCAGCAATGACCTGACGGTTGCTCTGGCTGCACAGAACAGCCCGAAGCTGTCGGTGATGTTGCCGACAGGTGTTGTTGAAACACGCGACATTCCAGTTGGTGGTATCCAGCCGCAGGCGGATGGAACGTGTGACATCGACGTTGATACTGCGTTCAGCCAAGCACCTGCAGCCAACTCAGTGTTCATGGTGCAAACGACAGAGCTGCTGCCCCAGCAGTTCCGTGTTGCGTCTGTTGCTGAGTCTGAGGACGGCATTTATGGCGTGAGCGCGATTGCTTATAACAGCACGATTTACGACGCTGTTGAGGCTGACGTTTCGCTGACGACGCGCAGCATCAGCAATCTGTCTGCCATCCCAAATGCGGTGGACAGCATCGACAACGAGGAGTTCCTTTACGAAGACGGCTCCAGTGTGTTTGTTGGTGCGTCGATCAGCTGGAACCACGATCGTCAAAACGTCAACGACTTCCGGGTGCAGTACCGGATTGATAACGACAACTGGGAAACAGTTCAAACGGCATCACCATCCGTCACGCTGCGGAACCTGCGTGCTGGCACGTTGTACGTTCAGATTTCAGCTCGCAACTATCTGAACAAGAGCAGCCGGATCTCGTCTGCCACGTTCATTCTTGTCGGCAAAACTGCTGCACCTAGCAATGTGACTGGGTTCAGCATGATTCCGGTCAACGGCCAAGCTCGACTGAGCTGGAACCAAGCCAGTGATCTCGATGTGCGAGTTGGCGGTGTGGTGCGGTTGCGTCATTCGCCTGACCTATCAGGTGTGACCTGGGCAACGTCTACCAGCATTTCTGATGATGTTGCAGGCTCAGCAACTGAAACCTACGAGGATCTCAAGCCTGGAACGTACAGCATCAAGTTTGTCGATTCAGGTGGCCGCGAGAGTTTGGATGCGGCTTACATCGAGTTCACCAAGGCTGATCTAGACAACGTTGAGAACGTCAGCTCACAGACAGAGGATCCGTCGTTTGCTGGCACGAAAACAAACCTTGTTGTCGATACAGCTCAGAACGAATTAGAGCTTGACTTTGAGCCTGGTGTTGAGACGGCCTCTGTTGGCGACATGCTCGCTGAAAATGACACGTTGATCCTGATGGAGGACGACACCGACAACACAAGCGTTATGGGCCTTGAGGGCAACAAAGGCTTCTTTACGAGTGGAACCTATGAGTTCCAAAACAACCCAATCACGTTCTCAGACGTGTTCAGCGTCAAGCTAGACAGCACCCTGCGTGCTCGTGCGTTCTACCCCTACGGCATCCGTTTGGATGACCGTCCTGATTTTGACGCGATCGTTGACTTTGACGGAGCCACGCCAACCGCTCCAGATGTGAAGCTGTTTATCCAAACCACACAGGATGATCCCGCTGGGTCGCCTACTTATACGAGCTACCGCCGTTACAACAACGCTGAGTTTAAGGCTCGTGCGTTCAAGCTAAAGGCAGAGTTCAGCACTGGTGCGATTGACGAACAGATTGCTGTTGACCAGCTGCGGGTGGTCGCAAACATGCCGATT